AGCGATAGGGTTACTAGGCCGCAGGGGCCGCGATGAGTTATGGCAGCAAGGCACCAACGAGGTATTCGAAATAATACCGCGCGAGTCAGACGCTGCTCGACATTATCGTGCTTGGCTAACTCGGTGTCATCTTCTTGACACATCAGGTTCACTCCCCGAGTTGAGTAACGATTCAGAAGGGCGACTTAGAGCACGGATTACTACACTGAAATTGTTTGAAACCTGGGGTCCGAGAGTCGGACCAGTGATATCACTGTATTGGCAAGTCATACCAATACAGATACGAGGTAAGATAAAAAAGATATTAATAGAAGCAGACATATTGAAACAAATAGACGAAGAACAGTTACGTGAGGCATTGAAGGAATTAGGTGGTATGGCTAAGAAGTATCAGGATATGCTTTTTGACGGATATTGGAAATACTTGGTAGATATTCACTTACTACGCGATTATGCAGCTAGTTTACCAATCGATGAGTTCGAACCTGAAATACGAAACTGGGTTACAAAGGTGAGAAAGCACGAACTGAATGGTTCAGAAGAACTATTTTTAGAACGATTCAGTGTAGGAGTGGACAAATTTTTAGCTGATGCACCGATGCATCTGGCAAGGTATGTACCACAAAGCATACTTCAATTCTCCCTAGACCCAAACAACTGGGCGAGGAGTGGCGCTTCAGATAGTAAGCGGCTAAAAGTGAGATGTGATGATGGGAAAGAGCGTTTCTGTCGCAGTTCAAAATGGGCAAGTGCGTGTGTGTTGACGTCTAAAGAGGTGAGACAAATGATACTTTTTTCAGAACCGGGAGTGAATGTTGCTATTCAGAAGCGCGAACTAGGGAAGGTGCGGCCTATAATGAAAGGTGGTATGGCATTATATCTTAAGATGTCATATGTATCGAGATGGTTAGAAACAGCACTACGTACTCATCAGCACTCAACGCTATTCTATACCTCTAGACAAATGTTGGGATTGTGGGAAGCAATGGTAATAGATGCACGTAATCGTAAGTTAATCAAAATGCCAATCGATCAAACTGGATTTGATCACCAGGTAAATGTAAGAATGATTGATCGTATAATGCGATGTTTACGCAGTTTTATCTTTAAAAGATGTTGGTCCAGTGATAGATATGAGATACTACATACAATGGACTTGATTATAGTAGATATTCAGTTAGGTAAAGTAGTAGTCGGGAAAACCGTCTTGACATATCTTAATGGAGTGCTTAGTGGCTGGAGGTGGACGGCGTTAATAGACACCCTAGGTAACAAAGGTGAAGAGAGTGTAGTCG